CCTACTGCCGCGAGTAACCGCGGCTGCATAACCAGCACGTCGAGCCCGCGCATACCCGGCCGTGAATGCCAGTCGAAAATCCACGCCGACACGACACGCGGGTGGGCCATCCACCGCGCTGTCCCCGCAAGGCCGTCCTCAGTCGGCCCGTCGCCCCACAACGCATCACCAGGGGCGTGAAACCCCTGCACGATGAGCACGATCGGTTCACGGCGCGTCGCGACTGCGTGCCGCAGGAAGGGCTCGACGTGCGCCGCCCATGTCCCGCCGGCAGGCACGTAACCTTCGAGGGCGAGCACATCGACGTGATCAGGGACCGGCTGATACCACCACGCCCCATGAGCGCGGTCGTCGTTGACGTAGCCGTCAATCCACGCGATTGGCACGCCTGGGAGCGCCGCCTTGATCGCCGCGTGCTGCTGGCCCGTCCACCAGTGGATCAGCTCGGCGCCCTTCCACTGGCCCGCCTCAGTCAGGTGCATCCCGGTCGTGCTCGCGAGCGTGTCGAACTCGCCGCCCTTGAATCGCCCGTACCACTCTTCCGAGTAGCAAGTGCCCACAAGGTACGGCCGCAACCCGGCTGCGTCTATCCGCGCGATCAGCGCCGGGAGCACCCCCGCCAGCGGCTCGTCCGGCGCGTAGCTGTAGATGCCGAGCACCCACCAGACCCCCGTCTCTCGGGACATCCGCACGGCCTCGGCGAAGTCACACCAGTCCGCGAGCAACGCGAATTGCGCCCACGGGGGGCACGTCTGAATCGCGGGATCAACCGAGAAGATGCCGACGGGCTTCACGCCGGCCATCCTTCCGAGACGCGCCACCCGGTCGCCACGTGGCTAGGCCATGTCAACGTCTTCGGCTTCCCCGGTCGCCACGTCGAGAGGTAGATCGCCCACCCCAGCGCGTGATCTTCCGCTGACTGCGGCAGTGCCCGAGGGTCCGTCCACAGCAACAACCGCGCGAAGACGCACGCCAGCACGTCGTCATGCTCAAGCGCAAGATGCACCTCGCGCAGGGTCGCGCCGACCAGGCCCCGCTCATCACAGACGCGCCCGGCATGGTCGCGTGACGTCCGGTGCTCAAGCACCGCGGCCGTGCCGCCGTCCCGCTCGAATTGCCACCAGCCACGCGCCGGCCCATACACCGGTGTGCGGTCGCGCCGGTAGCTGCCAATCTGGCGCCGGAGTCGCAGCCCGGACTCTTGCAACGCAATCGCCACGAGCTGCGCCACCGCGGGCCGCTCGCGCATGGACTCAGGCAGGTAGGCCAGCGCCGCAGGGACGACGGTCGCGACGAGCTGCTCTGGGGTCATGGTGCGCCCTCAGCCACGGTAAAGGGATTAGTGGGCACCGCGATGCCGGCCGCAGAGAGCGCCCCTTCCAGTTGGACCACCCGCCACTTCACGAGCGCCAGCTCGTTTCGGAGGGTGTGCTTTTCTCGGCTGATCGAGCTGACTTCTCTTCGGAGGGCCAGATTCTCGCTGATGATCTCCGACATCTGCCCCTTCATCCGCGTGACGTCCTCGCGCAATTCGTTTCGGAGCCCGGTGGCAAAGTCGAGGTCACTCGTGATTATGGCGCGGAGATCGTCGATGCGCTGCCGGTCGACATCGGCGCGTTGCGTGGCGCGGGTTGACAGAAAATGCGTGGTGGTCTTCCAGGCGGTGAGCACCACGGCGCCGACCGCCGTGATGACCGCGGCCAGATACGACGAGCCCTGCTCGCTCATTTCGCTGGCTCCTTAAACGTGAGCGTGGCCCAGTCGAACGTGCTGCCCTCGGCCGGCTTCAGCTCCTCGCGCAGCATCGCCTCAATCTGAGCGCGTTCCGCGGTGAGCTTCCCGAGATCCATCTCTGCCTGCGCCTGTGCGAGGGCCGCGCGAAGCTGCACGACCTGCACGCGCAGCACATGCGCCTCGGCCTTCAGCGTACTCACCTCGGACATCGGCGCTTGCGCTGAGAGGGTCAACGGGATGGCGAGGGCGAAGACGAGGGTCAGGTAACGCATCATTGTCCTTCAGCAGCCGTAACCGATGTCAATCACCCAGACGTGGAGCTCTGACTGCGCGACGAACTTAGCGATGCCCGTCGTGAACACTTGACCATAGAGGTAGCTGAATGGCCCTTCTTGGAACTCCTTAGACGCAAACACTTGCCCCCACGGGTCAATCCATGTGCCTTTGCATATGGCCCCTCCACGAAAAGCCACACCGCGGATGAATTCAGCTCCAAGTGCAGGCACGTAATAGTACTGAATGGCTTCTAGCGTCCGTAGATCGCCGTCGAGTTCAGCCGGCCACACATTGCCTTCAGAGAGGCCGAGCGGAAGCTTTTCCGAAACAACAAGTGACTGCGCTGAAAGCGTAGCCGAGCAGAAAACAATCGCCGCGATTATCCGCATGTGCATGTGCTGGTCCCTATAGTGGTGGCGTTACATGTGCCGAGGTCGCCATCTGATTTGATGCAAACGACTTTCCCGTTCCCGTTGTCAATAGCCGCAATGTAGACCTCACCAACGCTGAAAAGTGTACGAGTGGTCGCATTTAACGACAATGTGCCGCCAGAGGAATTCGCTGACGCGGAGACTGACGTGCTACTCGGCGAACCAGCAGACCCCTCGTATATAGCAGCTAATTGCACGGTAACTGTTCGGCTACCAGTGCCTGACCACTTGGAATCAATTTTGATTAAACGCCCATTTATTGAACCATCTAAACCGGAGACGCCGAGATGTCCAGTTGGTACCGTCCACGCGTATGCTCTTGTTGGCTCAAAACTAGCACTATCAGAAGGCGCAATCACCACACCACTCGGCCCAAACGAGAAGTTCGTGCTCGTCAGCGTGAGGTTCGTTCCATCCCACTTCATCTCATTACCGCCAGGGACCCCCACACGGAACGTCGGCGTGCCAGTCGCGTCCAGCCAATAGCCCGAGCCTGTTCCGAGTGCTGTCGCACCGCTACTGCGGATCGTGTTTGCGATCACCATGTCAGTAGCGAAATGCTCACCAGTGATCTGTGAGATCCCCGCCGCACTCCACGGGCTTGCCGTCGTCTGCCCAGTGGTCGCCTGTCCGAAGTACAGACGCGTGTAGAATAAGAATGGGTCAAGCTGCGCACCGGGGTAATACTGTCTGAGGTGCGGATGCCCACGCACCGCTCCAGCAGGGGCCACCGCAATCACAAACGCACGACCCCACGTGTCCCAGGTCGTGCCGCCAAGCTTTGCGCCGTCAGAGCATGTGCCGTTCGCGCCTTGCGATGTGCTGATATTCGTATTCGCGGCGTTATACCACGCAATCTCAGCATTCACTGCGGCCCCGCGATGGTTGCCACAAAAGAAGCTAAACTCATAGGTATCCCCAGCCGTGACAGGGTAGGCCGGGCCATAGGTATTAGAATTTGTGCCCACGGATGGCGTGCCTATCATTTGGAAATAGCAGCTTCCGCTTCCATTTACGAACCACGACGCCAACGCGCAATTCTGGTTGTAGCCTAACCCAGAGGTTCCGCCAACTCCTTCAGCGCCCCAGTCTGCCCCCGGTGCCGCCCCTGCGCTCCACGCCACCCCGTCACTCGATAGCGCGAAGCCCGCGGCCGTGAAGCGCATCATCTGACTGTTCGTGATCTGGTTCCGCCCGCCGCTGCCGACCGTGACGCTTCCGCCAAACGTGCCGTTGCCGACGAACGTGGCGTTACCGGCCGCATCGACCTGGAAGTTCGTAGTTCCTGCGCGCCCGATGCGGACGCCGTTCGTGGGGTCAATCTTCACCCAAGCATTGTTATTGTCACCGAACGCTGCACCGTAGGTGCTCGCACTGTAGCCGTAGAGCCCGTTCAGGTTGCCGATGGCCCAGCGCGGCGCAATATCGCTAAAGGTCGCGCCAGTCCGCTCGTTGCCAACGATAGTCGGACCCGCAGTACTCCCAGGTCGCAAGCCCGCCACCGAGTACAGGTCGATGTAGCCGTTATTGGTGGTGCCAGAATTAAAGACGGCATCACCGGCCGCCCAATTGTTCGCGCCGGACCCGTCAAGATTCCTCGTGATCGTGTAGGTGTAGGGGCCACCGCCAGACGCCGCACTGGTGATCGCGAACCACTCCAGGCTATTGTTCGCCTGCATGACCACACGGTCTCCGCTGATCATCTGGTTGTGCTTGACAATCATCGACGTGGCAGCAGCCGCGAGGTCACTCGTGAGTATCGTCGTCGGCCCCACGAGGATGCGCCCGCCAATCGTCGCGATCGTGTTCTGTGCAACCAGCGTCTCGACCCATAGCTCAGCCGCGTGCAGCGTCAGATACTTGTTGGTCAACATCCCGATGTTCGTCGTGTAGCCAACACCGGGCAGAATGTCGAGCCCCGTAGGTGCCGTGATGATGTCACCGGCGGGGCTCAGCGTGAGATTTGCCGAGGCGGTGAGCGTGGGCGTGGTCATCGACGTCGTGCCTACGACCGTCGCGCCCTGCACCGCGCCAGACGCCGTGAGCGACGTCACCGACGGCGTGGCCGAGTAGACAGGTGCCGTGCTCGTGCCCGCACTCGTGAGCACCTGCCCTGACGCCACCGCCGCACGCCCGGCAAGCGTCCCGGCCCCACTCGCGTAGAGCACATCCCCCGTGGTGTAGGACGACAACCCCGTGCCGCCATCCGCCACCGCCACATCCGTGCCGCCCGCGCGGTAGATTTCGCTCCACGTCGAGCCGGCCGTCTTCACAGAAATCGTGTAGGGGCTGTCGGTCCTGATATAGGTGTCACACACCACGCCTAGGCCCGTCGCAGGTGCGCCACTGCCCGATCTGATCGTGCAGGGACCCGTCGAGAGTTGGAACCGCGACCCCACCACCGTCTGTGCCTCAGCCGACCCCACAAGCAGCAGCAGCACCACGAGTCCTAGTCTCATCGCCCAACCTCCAGATACCCCAAGGTGAAGCAGTCCACGGCCGCCGTGTCCGGCGTCATGCGGAGCCGATACGTGTTCGCGCCGGCCGCCAGCGTGACCGCAAACGTGACCGTCGTCCACGCCGTGCCCACGACGAGCGACCCCGTGCCCACCACCGCCGCCGTCGTCATGTTGTAGACCTGTGGCGTGACGCCCGCGCCCGCGGACGCCGTCTTGCACTGCACGACCGCCGTGCAACTCGTGCCAGCCGGCAGCGCCGCCGTGTCGATCATGACGTCGATGTAGCCCACAGCCACCAGCACGCTCGGCCCGGCCGACTGTTCCGCCGCGATCCCAGAGCCGCCGAGGAAGTAGGACACCCGCGCCGGGGCCGTCGAGGTGATGATCGTCACACTCGACACGAGCGCCGAGGATGCGCCGCCGCCGCTCCACTCCCGGACGGTATCCCGCCAGTCGCCGGGAAATGTCGCGCCTTCAACCGCCGTGATGGTGTACAGCAACACGGCGCCGCCGAAGTCCACCATCTCCACGCCCGTAATCAAGAAGTCCCCCGCCGCACGATTGGTGATGTTCACCGTGAGCGTCTGGCCCGGCCGCGCGCCTGGTTCATCAGTGCGAAACACGAGTGTGCGTGGGCGTGTCACGAACTTCACGAGCGCCGCATCCACCACCGCTTGTGCGGTCGTCGCATTGAACGGGCCGTCAGACCGAATCACCGTCTCATAAAGCCCGTAGAGTGCCTGTTCTGCAGCATCGTTCGCCGTGACATTGGCCGGCGTGCTCGTGCCGTTGTTGTAGACGAGATACACGCGGTTTGCATAATCCTGCCGCGTCTTGGTGATCTCGATGTCCCCGCCCGCGATTTTCGACGAGGCGTCCGTCATCGTCCACGGACACGGCGCTGCGCCGACACTCGGTAGATACGCCTTAAGCACTTTCAGGTTGTCGATGTACCACACCCATCCAGCCGGCGCCGCCAGCTTGATGAGGTCGTTGAAGACCGCTTCGACCGTCGCGAAATCGTAGACGAGCGCACCCAGAGTCGCGCCTGCGGCCATGCCGGGGTCGCGCGTGACGCCGAACGGTGCGAGCGTGGCGGCCACAATCGCATCGACCGCATCGCGCGCCACAGTGCCCGCGGGTGACGACGCCGCGATCAGCCTCCGTGTCGTATACGCCGAGTAGTCGCTGACAGTGATCTCCGTCTCGAATGTGGAGGCGGACGACGTATTCGCGCCAAGCCATATTTTCCGCACGTCGGTCACGTAGCCGGCGAACATCGTCGCCGCCGCCGCGTCCTCGAGCAGCACGATGTCGTCGAACGCGGGCGAGTAGGTGCCAGACAACGTCACCACGCGCGCACGGAGCGTCGACCGACCATTGACGTTCCACATGACCGAGAGCGACCCGGCACGCATCGCGCGTGCGACACCGCCGACACGCAAGGTCGCGACAGGCACCTAGACGCCCCGCCGTTCAAATGCGCCCACGAGATAGGGCGCGGACGCCTCAGCCACTTGGCGACCGTCAATGTAGACCGGCACCGTGATCGTGGTCTCTCCGCCACTCGACGGAGACACGCCGCCCGTGATGCGCGGGTCACTCGGTGCCACGAACCCGCGGCCCCCAGTGTCACCGCCACCCGTGCCACCACCGCCGCTTGTGCCGCCGCCTGGCGATGGCTCCCCGTCGCGGGTATACCGCGTGTTGATCTCGGTCGATACGCGGCTAGGAATACGCTTCATCTCTGCGATGAGTTCACGAATCGCGTCCCGAATTTCCAGCGCCGCGTCCCGCACCTCGAGCATCGGGTCGACAGCCTTGTCTTTCCAGATGCCCAGTTCTCGCGACTGGTCGATCATCATCTGCGTGTTCTCGTCGAGTGGAATACCCAGTTCCTTTGCCGCTTCTGCCGCTTCCTGAAGGTAGCGTTGCATCGGCAGCAACGCATCCCGCGTGCTCCCGCCCGCCTTCGCCACTTCGCCCTGGATGCGCGTATACATGTCGAGCGCGGTCCGCTGCATCGATGCGAACGTCTCTTCGTTGAGCATCCCCATGTTGCCCAGCGCGAGCATCCCTTGCGCGAGCCCATCGACACCGGCCAGCAACGCCGGGTTGTCCGCGAGTAGCGTGCTCTGCATCGCAATGGCTTTGAGCGCCGCGTCATCGATATTCAGGCCCAATGCACCGTACGCGCCGATGAGCGACTGTATGCCCGGCTGAATCAGCTTCAGCGCGTCTGTGAAGCTCATCCCGGAGGCGGTGGCCGCGTTGAACGCCGCCACCGCCTGGATGCCGAGGTCCTTCAGCGCAGGGCCCGCGGCCACGGATGCGGCCTGCTGCGCCCTCAGCGCGTCGGTAAGACCGTCGTCTAGTGCGCGGAACTTGCCGCCTTTGTCGCTACTCGGCGACATCGTGTCGTCTGCGCTACCGTCTTCGAGCGCTTTCATACGAGCCTCCGCGGCCACCTTCACCGCGTCCCCGTAGCGCTGCCACTTCGTCAGTCCATCAGCCGCCACGGCGTTGAACCCTGCGATCGCGGAGGTGCTCTGACCCTGGAGGTAGTCTCTGATCTCCTTGGTGGCAGTGCCCATCTTCATCATCGTCGCCAAGGTATCGCGCATGGCCCTCGACAGTCGGCCAGTCTCATCCGTAGCGTCGGCAATCAGACGTGCCCAGTCCGTGACCACAGCACCGACTTCGGACGCCTTCTTCTTCGCGCCGCCAAAAAGGCCCACGAGCCCGCCGATCGCGCCACCGATGACCGCGCCGATACCAGTCCCGGCCGGACCAAACGCGGTGCCGATCGTGGCGCCAGCAGAGGCCCCCATCGCTAGCCCACTGAGCGCGTTCTGCGCCCGGCTGCTGGAACTTGTCGCTTGGTTGAGTGCCGCAACGAGGGTCGTCACAGACGCCGCCATCTGGATCAGTCCAGCACCCGTCTTGATCGACCCGTCCCGCATCCCCGCTAAAGCCGTCGTAAAGCCACTGGCCGCTTGCTGCCCCGTGGACATACTGGCGACGATAGTCGAGAGCGTGCCGAGCCCGCTATTCGCCTTGCCAGAGATCTGCGCCATCTCAGCGAGCGCGCCGGATAATGCACGCAACGCCGTGGCCGTCTGCGCGGACGACTGCGCCAACGCATCTAATCTCGACGTCGACGTGAGCATGCGCGGATTCGTCGCATCGACTGCCGCCTTCAACGGTGCCCACGCCTGCGCGAGCTTACCGATGTTCGGCAGCACGCCAAACGACAGCGTGTCGTCGAGCTTCGTCAGCACGTCGATCTGGTCTCGCACGGCCTGTGAATAGTCGTCAGACTTCATCACAAACTGGCCAATGGTGACGTTGTATCGCTGCTGGAGTTGCACCACGGGCGTGAGCGTGCGGGCCAGCGCCGCATATTGCTGCGCGAGGTCATGACGGCCCATCAGCAACGCCGCTTCTGACGCGTCGCGCATGGCTTTTGCCATCGTCTCGAGCTGCGACGGCAGCACCTTCAGCGGGCCACCCATCGCACCAAGCACACGCACAAGTTCATTCGCCTTCGTGATTGCCGCGCCGCCGCCAAAGCTCTGCAACTGCGCGTTGAACGCTTCCGCCGCTTTGACGTTCGCGTCGAATTCCTTCGTGAGCGTCTTCGTCACTGCCGCCATCTCTTCGGTGGAGATCGTCAACGCGCCCGCGGGCGCCTGAAGACCGCGCCAATTGTCCTCGAGCGCCTGCACCGTGGGCAGCGTATCGCCGAGTTGTCGCTTGTATTCCTCCAGCGCCTTCCGTGGACCGCCGCGGAACAGCTCTTCAGTGAGCCGCATCCGATTCACCATCGTTTCCAGACCCGCATTGACCGGCCCAATGGACACCGCCCATGAGGCCGTCGCGTCGGACACGTTCTTGACGGATGTCCACATCTGCGAGAGACGGTCAGACGCGGTGAGTGTGAGCGCACCGAGCGTGTGGACTTTGTCTTTTGCCGCGTCCATCGCCGCGTTCATGAACGCTTGCTTCTTTTCCGCGTCCGACAAGGAGTCTGCCGTCCGCCCGAGCGACGCCGCATACCGATCATTCGCTTCTCCAACCTTGACCGTCAGGCCGAGGTTGTCGAGAATCATCGGCGAGGACCGGCCCAAGGCCGTGATGAGGTCATCGAGCGACTTCGTGGCGTCCTGGCCCATCGCACGGCCGAGAATCGATGCCGTCTTCGCCAGTTCGCCCATCTGCTCAGCACCGAGCCCCAAGCCCAGCAATGTCGCTTTGTTCGACGCCTGCATCGCGGAGAAGTCATCGACGAGCCCAAGCGTGCTCTTCCGAATGGCTCCGATACGGATGTTTGCCGCGTCCACACCGCCAGACAGTTTGTCGAAAGCGTTTCGCATCCCTGAGACTTCGCCGCCGCGCGAGACGAAGTCACCGAGACCATTCGCCATGCCACGAATTGCCGACTCCGCGAGGCCGGCAACCGTGAATGACGCCGCCATCCTCGCGATTGACGACCCCGCTGAGGTCGAGGCGCGTTCGACTTTCGCCGTCTCAGCCTGTAACTTCACCAGGTGCGCCGGCGCCTCCTGCCCCAGCGCGCGATACTTCGCAATCGCCTCAGTCACCGACGCATTCACGCGTCGCTGCTCGCCCTCGGTCAACTTCGACGCGCCACCGATCCGCGTCACCGCCTCCGACATACGCGCCGCTTCGACCACGACTTTCTGTCCGCTGAACTCTTCCATCAGCCGCTTGAGATCGCGGTTGGTGTATTTCGTCGCGCGCTCAAACGTCTGCAACTCGACCTCGGCCTTTTTCAGACCTTGCTCGAACTTGCTCACATCGAGGCTGAGACTCGCGCTCAGAGGCACAGGGCAGATGCTCCGTTATGACTGTGGCGACAGGACGGTGTTGAAGAACTCGACCAGCTCAGCGTAGACGTGCGGGTCGAGTTCCATTAGCTCGGCGTAGGTCCACCCGAATCTGAGGCAAAGGGCGAACTCGCCGCGGAGCTGATCGCGTCGCTGGTCAGCGTCGATGCGGACACCACCGGCGACGCACACGAGTTTTTTGCGGCATCAACCGCCTCTTCGTGGGCATCGAGCGCCGTTTCGATCTCGATGAACGTCTCGCTGTCAAGCGCACGAATGGCGCCTGGCGACAACTTCATTGGCTTGTCTTTCGCGTCGACAAACGACCAGTCGACCAGCCAGGTCTCGACACGCGCGAAGGCCATTTCGTTCCCGTCGATATGCACGCGCTCGCCGTCCGTGGAGATGCCACCCTTTGCCGCGCGCGAGATAATCGCCCGCCGCTCCCCCACCGTCAGCATGCCCTTGATCTCGATCCAGTCACCATCGCTCAACGCGAGCCGATGCACGACCGGCTGCACAAACCGCAGTCGCTTCCCCATCTGCCTACCTCCGTTCGGGACTGCCGGTCACGGTGCCAGTCACCGCGCCAACGTCCACCGCCAAGCGATCCGCGTTGCGCCAACTCCATCGCTGCGTGCCGATGGTCAGTTCCAGCGTTCGCGTGCCGTCTTGGGTCACCCAGAATTCATCGGCCGAGATGACCGCCGCGTCGATGCGCCATTCGCCGGCCTCCGGCGTGAGCGTGAAGGCACCGAGTTCGGCGGCAACGTGATAGCCGACCTTGACCCGTCCTTCGCGTCCACGCACGACCAGCGAATGGCTCATGGTTGCCTCTTAGGGCTTCCGCGCCCACGTCGTCGCAGCCTGGAAGCTGCCCGTGATCGACACCGCCGCATCGACCCCGACTTCGATCGAGGCGTCCACCCACGCCGTGCCGTAGTGGTAGACCGTGGGCGCGTCGGCCGATGGATACAGATACATCCTCACGGGAGTCGCCGAGTCCGCCGACTGGAACAGCAGATCGCTGGTGTCGTCGAAGAAGCCAGACAGCGACCCGGAGATGTCCTTCTTGCCCTGGACGTAGACCTTATTCCCGTCCTCGAACGACGTCACCTCCACGCGGTCGGTCGGCATGTCGAGCGACCAACTGGTCAGCGCCACCTGCTGCACAGCCACGCCGGCACCCGACACCGACATGTAGACGCGCCCTTTTTGTCCGTGATACTTCGGCATCGTGAGACTCCGTTTACGCTGCGCGCCGCGTGCTTTGCACGAGCGCGCTCACATCCGTCATGACCTGTCGTGCTCGATGCACCCAGGACGACTCGGCCACCATGGCCGGGAGTGAAGCGGCCACAGCCGCGCGGCCGGCATCATCTGCCAGCCAGCGCCGGATCAAGGCCGCTGCCTCCGTGGGATTCGTGAACGTCGGGACGGCCGAGCCGAACACCTCCGCCACTTCCGCACGGGATTCCGATAAATGAAACACGCCACACGCCGCCAACTCGTAGGCGCGCGGCGAGAGGGACTGCGCCGACGCTGGCGCAATCTGTGGCGCCGCCCAGCCGAACCCCTTCGACGACCGATACAGGTTCAGGCCGACCTTCGCGCGCCGATACATTGCCGCAGCCGTCGCGTTGTTTTGGACGCCGCCATAGAGATACTTCCGCAGGCGATCGCGTGGCGCGAGCGAGTCCCAGTTTCCATAGAGGCCAAGGTCGATGCCCGTCCAATCAATCGACCTGAACATCTCCACGCGCTCTCGAAACGCCGACCCGACGAACACCACATCGTGCGCCCGCACGTCGCTATCGCCCGCGTGCGACAGCGTATGCCGCGTCGGATGCCAGGCGTGAGGCAGATAGCCGGCATTTGGGCAGACCGACCGAAACTGCTCGACACACGTGCGCTCGTTCGTCCAGCACGCATGCACAATCTGCGCGACCTTCAACTCTTCTTCGATGTCGTAGGGCGACTCAGTGAATAGCACCGTCACAATCAGCCCAGCGCGACGCATCAGAATCAGCACATCCGGATGCAGGAACATCCCACTGACCGCGATCACCGCGTCCACCTGATGCCGCAACGCACGCTCCAGAGCGCCCATGCCGGCCTGATACCGCACATCCGCATCGTTTGGCTTGAGGATGTCCGGCTGCGTCTTTCTCTTGAGCCTCCAGGCGTTATGCAGCCACTTCTTCGCGCCGTGGAGTCGGCCCTCGAGCGCGTAGTGGATGACCGTGCACCCCTCCGCCTTGAGACCGAAGATCAGCCCAGCTTCAACGTCCGCGGTCGACGTGGACGCCCCAGCCCCAATCACCAGCACTTTGAGCGGCGTCATGATGTGGGACTCGCCATCACCAACCACGACACGCCTCGGTGCTGCCAGAACACCGGCCCGTCAGATTCGACGTAGCTGATGCGCTCTTCTCGACGTGAGCACGTCACCGCGAACCCACTCACCGCAAGCGTCGAGAGCACGACTTCGGCGCGGTCGATCGCTTGCTGGGCTTTCACGGGACTCGTCGAAGGCGACACGCACTTCACGAGATAGCGGCATTCCTCGAACGCGCGTTCTGTGAACGTGTAAACCTGTGGCGCGCTCTGTAGCGTGACGACACCAAACACCTGCGTAGCGTCTGCGAGCGCGGAACTGACCACCGCCTCCGGCGCGACGTCGCGATAGATGCCGCCTGGCGCCAACGTGGTGAGCGTGGCATCCCCCTTCAGCGCGGTCATGACGGCCACGTCAATCGCGCTCATGTCTCGCGCACCTCGGGCGTGCCGCGGAAGCCGTTCACGCGCAGCGACCGCAACCAAGACGCCGTGCGCTGGAACATCTGCGTCCGCCAGTAAATCGCCTGCGGCACGAACACCGGACGCGCGGGCATGGTGCCCCGTTTCGCTCCGCTGCCAGAGGTGAAGCGGCGCACGGTGCCGAACTCATACAAGTGGGCATGGGGCGCTCTGTTTTGGACTCTGAATCGGCGCGGCCCTAACTTGTCGAGCCTCACGCCGCCCCTGAGATTCCCCGTCGCGCCAGCCGGATACCGCGTCGGGAGGTCCGCCGCAAAGAGGCGCGCATGAGACTCCACGATGCGCGCCGTCTCAGCGTCCGCCACAGCCCCCAGCGCGAGCAGATCCGCACGCAACCCGGAAATGTCAACGCGGAATGACGCGCTCACTGGCGTTCCTCGCATAGGAGCACGTGCGTGATGTCCCGCTCTTCAAGATTCGCAATCCCTGTGATGTAGAGCGCACGCGCGCTCTTCAGCCAGACACGATGCTGAGGCTTGATGGCCGCGCGATAGTCCGTCTCGACCACATGCGTGATGGGCGACTCAATCGTGTTCGCGCTGACGCGTGCCACCGCCGCGGCGTCCGCAGGCAGCACGGATGCCCACGCCGTCGCGTAGGTGGCCCACGTGTCGGTGTAGCCGTCCCCAGCCGGCACGCGGCCGGTAATCGATTGCAGCTCGACTAGGTGGCGCCTCGTGCCAGACTGACGCGGGGTCACATCACCACCCTGAGCCTGTAGGGCTCCACAAGATCGCCATACGCACGTGGTAGCTCCGTCCCTGTTTGGCCCGGCGTCGCGACCACGCCACGATGCGAGAACCAGTGCTCCACCAATAGACGCATCGCCAACCGTAACGGGGTCGGCACGCTATTGGGCGCGCTGAACCCTGCAACGAAGATCACGGTGAGCCCGCCCTCTGGCCGTAAACTAGAGGGCCATGACTGACCGTTCTTGAGCACAATTCTGCCTGGGAGGCTTTCGACATCCACCCGATACACAGACGCGGCCACCACGTCGTTACTGTCGGATTCGTTATGGCTTGTGATGCTCGTCACGCTTTGCAGCGGCCCGACAGGCACACGTAGACTGCGCGGCGTGGCATCGAGAGTCCACGTCCATGTCGACAACCCAATCCCGATGCCGGTGTCGTCCTCAACCTTGACGCGTGCCGCCGCGATGAGCGCCGCGATGGTCACGTCTTCAGAGTCATGCGTGACACGAAGCCAGTCCTTCGCCTCCATCACGTCGATCGCGTCAATCGGCGCATCGGTCGTGCGTGTCAGTCCGAAATGGATCGGACGAGACCGCGCGTCAATCACGTGCGCTTCCCTTTACGGGAGACAATCGCACGCTCTGCGAATGGCGGCGCGTCTGCCGTTTCGACGACGACAGACGCCGCCCCGATGAACGCAGGAACGGCGTAGCCGGCCGCAATCATGCGGCCAGCCGTCGCCTCGTCACACGTAAACAGATCGCCAGCTGCCCACGCGCCGTCGGGGCCTGCTAGTGAGGTGAGCAACCGGATCTGCATGATTAGGCCGTGCCCTCAGCAGGCGACACGTGCAGCTCAGCCGCCGCCGTGCCAGCCACGCCCGTCGACGCGGAGCTCGTGGTGCCGCCATAGAGCGCCGCCCAGACCGATTCGCAGGTGGTCGATGCCCCACGGGTCACGACTACCTGCAGGTACCGCTCACCCGGCTTGTGAATCTCGATCACGAGATCCTCGTCGGTCGTGCCGCTAGCCACGCTAGACCCAGCCAGATCCGACATGCCGGTCGTCTGGTTGGCGGTGTGCTGCTGGATTTTGATTGAGTTCGTCGCGTCTGCCACTGACAGAGACGTGAAGAACACGACGCCCTGGTACCCAGCGGTGTCGATAATGCTCGACGTGAGCGTGGAGGTGCCGGCCACCGTATGGTCGGCCACCTTGATGAGCCGTGCGCCGTTCAGGAAGTTACGTGGCATATACCTAACTCCCTTACGCGGCCATCACGAGGTGCTGCACGGACGTGGCCAGCGTGAGCTTGCCATCCGTGCGCTTGAAGATGCGGAACCCCACCTGGCCGTTGCCGGCGTAGAGCTCCACGAGACGCTGCATCGTGATCGACTGGCGATCCGCGATGTAGTAGTAGCTGAAATCGCCGTAAAGCACGGCTTTCGCTGACGTGGCAATCGCAGCCATGTCCGGCGACGTGAAGACGGGCGAGCCAAGCAGACGATCCGGCTCACTGGCCGACAGACCTGGCGACCAGAGGTAGGTGTTGTCGCTCGAGACGCCGGTCTTCAGCTTGCGAATCGCCTTGACCGCGGAGTCATTCATCAGCCATGACGCACGCTTCCGATACGGACGCGCCAGCGCATACTGCAGATCCATCAACTCGTCAGCCGTGATGGCGTTGGTCGCGGTCGCGGTTTTGCCAGCGGTGGACCCGCCGACCACGCCCGTGGGCTGGCCTGAACCGGTGCCCACGACGAAGGCGGTCTCTTCGAGGTCGGCCAGACGGCGCGCGAACTCGGTCGCCATGTAGCTTTCCAGCGGAAACGCCGAGTCGTTCAGCAGTTCCTCGGAGACCTTCACGAGCGTGGTGGCCTTGTATTCATTCAACGTGACCGAGCCGAACTGTTCGTCGCTCTCGGCGAACGCGACTTCTTCGCCCTTCCACGAGGCCGATCCGTGCGCGCTGACCGTGGGGATGCTGAGGGCGCCGCTGTTGGTCGTGATGACCGTGCCCAACTGACGCATGACGTTGGCCTCTTCGAGGGCCATCACCAGTTCGCGGCGGAACTCGTCAGGCACGAGGTTGCCGCCGCGCGTGTCGGTGCCGACCGCGTGCGATCGCAGCTCGGCGCGACGCTCGCCCGTGCGGAACATGTGCCAGAAGGCGTCGCGGTAAATGTCCGCAGGCGCGAGGATGGCGCTCTCCGTGTGCTTGACCGTCGCACGCTGCGACTCGGGCACCACGCCACGCTCTTCCGTGGCCAGCTTTTCCGCCGCCGCCAGACGGTCCTGAGTGTCGATGGTGGACTTAATGCCGTCGATGTCGGCCTCGATCTTCTCGACCATCGCCTTTTCGTCGACCGACAGTCCGCGCTGTTCGGTGTCGGCCTTGTCCAGCACGACGCGCCAGTCGGCAACGAGCTTGGCGCGCTTCTCTCGCAGGGAAATAGACATACAGATTCTCCGGTGCGCGTCTGGCGGGCCTTTCGCGCTGGGCCTCTGGATGCCGGATTCCGTCACACGTAGGAATTACGTCGGACGGCTTACCAAATAGTTCATCGTGTCGCAACCACCGCACTTGATCTCCACGGTCGATCCCGCCTTCACGGGAGCGTCCGTAGACTTGCAGAGCAACCGCCGACACGCTCTGCAGCGCACCTCTCGCAACAACGCCCGCGCGGGCACTAGCCTTTCTGCGCCAGTGTCCATCGCGACCGCTCTACACTCATCGTGTCGACAGGCCGCGTCGACGCTTCAGCCTGGCTCCGTGCAGACACACTCGTCTGCTCATAGGCCGGAAACGTCACAGGCGACACGTCGAAGAGACGCGCTTTCGTGATTGTTCGCACCGGCAACTCACCCGATCGCGTCGGATTCGTCCAGACGTCGCCCACGACATCGAACGCGAACGAACTGCCTCGAATGTCGCCACGTTTGACGCTGGTCAGCACATCGCGCCCGACCTGCGTGTCAGGCATATCGATCTCATAGCGGAGGCCCGTGGCATCCTCACTGAGCCGCAACGTGCCTGCGGCGCTGCGCCCAAGCAGAAAGTTCGGGTCGTGGTTGAACAACGCGCGCACGTCGTCTTCGCCCACGGCGTCACGGAACGCGCCCGGGTCGATCTGCTCGTGGAACATGCCGGCAATGGTCGTGCGCTGGCCGAAGATGGCCGCATAGCCAACCAACTGCGGCGGCGCGTCGGCGTCTGCCCGCAACTCCACGATCCGATCCAGTCCTCGGCGTTCTTGGCTCATCACATCACCTGCTGCACCGGCAGATCGGAAACCCCTGATGGGTTCACGACGGAGGCCACATGTTCGGCAGGCTCAGTGTCGAGTGGCACAAGCGTGCTGTTCATGTGGTAGCGGTTGCCGCCCTCGGTCGCTGGGATCGGATTCTCGCCGAGTTTCTGGCGGATGTCGTTTGGGCTATACCAGCCGTTCTGCCGGCCCTGTGAGAAGCCAGCGGCCCGCGAGGCGGAATCAGCCTGGATCAGCGCCTCACGGTCGAACGTGGCCTGGTAACGGGGATACTGGCGCGTCGTCAGCACGTCGCGTCTAATCGCCTGCTCCCACAGCACGAGATACGGGTCCAGACCGCTGTTCACGTAATCACGATCCTGCGCTTCGATGTTCGAGAACGTCGCGCGCTCGAGGTCGTTGATTTTGTGAGACGGGACGCGGAACGCGCCGGCAATCAGCGACCGCACCATCTTGCGCGACTCGTGATATTGAGCTTCGTCGTTCGGCGACGTCAGTTGCTTGAATTCCATATCGCCCTCGAGCACGCCTACCCGGTGCGCGTTCTTGACGCCGCCATACATCTCGGCGAACGCCTCACGAAGCGACTGCTTTTGAGCAGGCTTGAGCCCACCCTTCGCCATCAAGAGCCCGGAGAGTCGTGCGCCGTTGGCGAAGAACTTGCCGCCATACATGTCGATCGCCATCGCCAGCCCGATAGCATCGCGGCACTGGTGGATCGGCGACGGGTGCCGTAGATCAAGCAATGGTGGTCGGTCAGCGTTGAAAATCCACGTGATCGGCTGCCCGTCGCCGACTTTATAGGTGTAGACCTTGCGATTCATGCCGTCCCGACTCACGGTCATCCGGCTGCTCTCGAGCGGCCACATCGCCTGAATCGTGCCGTTCGGCCGACGCACGATCTCGGCATACGCGCGCTCGTGCTTCAGCAGCTGCCGCATCATGTCGGCGCGGAACTCCGCAGCCGTCATCTCGGGGTTAGGCAGATCGTGTAGCACTTCCCAGAGTTGGTGCGTCTCGGCGTCGATCCATCCCTGATCGGTGCGGGCACGCAGCTTGAGCGGGCACCGGCCGACGTCCTGCGCCAGCACGTTGATGCACGAGTAGACCTCGGGCACCATGACGGCAGAGTCTGGCGTCACCGAGAGGCCGGATGACACCTCACTCGTCCAGCCGAGATCGCGCCAGAACTCGACTTCCTTAAAGGTGGCCCGCTGCTCAGGCTGAGGCGTGGCGCCGAACATCCGCGTCCATAGGCTCATGCGGACACCTGCTCGCGCTGCTTCATGTCCGCCAGGGCACGCTGCTCCACTTGAGACCGCAGGAACCACGGCTCCGTGACCGGCTCTGCGCCAATGTGGCCGCACTTTATCGACGGGTCCAGCCAGATTGGACAGCCGAGCGCGGAGACCTTCTGGCAGAACGCCACGTCTTCAGTGACCGTCCAGAAGCCGTGACTATTCTGACGATACTCGAACCAGGGAGACGGCATCGCGTCGATCACCGACATCGGGATCAATGTGCAGCCCATACCGACGAGGGATGCCGGACGCAAGTGCACGTCGATCACGGCCGCGTCGTCGTAAATGTAATCCACCCCACCCGTTGAGAGATTCACAGACGGAGACGCAAGCGAGACCGGCCAGTGCGGCCACTGTTTCAGAAAGTAGAGCCCAGAAACGACGCCCTTGTCGTGATGCGCGAGTATCCTGGCCAGCAGATCCGAAGGCCAGGTCATGTCGGCATCGAGAAACAGTAAATGTGTGGCGCCCGTGCCGATCGCCATACGGACGGCTTCATTACGGAGGTCGTCCACGCGCGTGTGGCGCGAGACCCACGTAAACTGCACGTCGTCGAATCCGTGCATCGTGCCGGCCGTCGTGACGCGCGCGCCCCATCCGAGTTTCACAAGGCTTTCGACCGTGCCGCGGTAGATCGTTCGTTCATTCGAGGCGACCACGACGAGACACTTACGTCGTCCGACTGGCACATGCAGACTGCCGAGTCCCGAGGGCTTGCGGACTTCCCATGACCGCAGGGAGACTGGCCGAGGTGTCACGCCGGCCATATGACCCCAGGGCACGACGGCAGCGCTCACGCCCACCATATCCGCATCGTGGCCGGCCAGGATACCGCCGCGCCGCACCTTCGGCCACCAGGCATTCAGATCGGCCAGCACGTCTGGCGCCGTGTGCGAGGCGTCGATCCAGACGAAATCGAGACTAGCGTCGTCGTAAAGAGCCGCAGCGTCGACTGAGGCCATCTGGTGGACGTTGCGGATCAGATGTCTAATCGGCTCCGTATGTCTGTCGAAGCGCTGGCGAAGGTCAGGCAGCCCGAGCGCGCCCGTTGGGCCTTCGCTCGCGTCGGACCCGCGAAAGTGATCGACCACATCCAAACGGATGGCCTTCCCCGAATTCGCGATCTCTACACCCAGCGCCGCTGTGCTCTGGCCTTGCCAGGCGCCGACCTCGACTATGCGCGCACCATCAGGAAGGCCGGCGATGACCTTCGCGTAATAGTCCGCGTAATCACACCAGCCAGGAATCTCCTGGTAGAAGTGATCGAGAGCACCGCGATCTAGGCGTGGCACGTGGCATCAGGATACCGACCGATTGTCAAATTATTGGCGCAATAGGTTGCACTTCACGAGAGTTGCTCACTCACAGGGACGCGAATCGACTCAATACGCAGCACGCACGCCAGCGCGAAGAGGTTGGCCGTCGTCACGTTCCGCCCACAAAACATGTGCAGAATCGTCCGCTTACTCACGCCCGACGCATGCGACAAATCGTCCATTGTCCGACCCGACGAAAGATAGGCGTCCCGCAGTTGCTCGCGCACCGTCATAGCACCCATGCCCCCACCTCCACTGCCGTCTCATCTGGCTGCCGTAGCCACAGCGCCGTGGCGATCGTGGCCGAAATAACCGGGTCGATCCGCCCGCGAGACCGGCCCTTCGCGAACATCAGGTTTTCCTTGCCGTCGATGTTCGCCGCCGTGTTCGAGATGCACCACGCCGTGACTGGGCACCCACCGGCATCCACCTCCCCAGCAAGGATGTCCGCTTGGACGTGCAGGCACGCGCTCGACATCCCCTTGTAGGTCTGGCTGACCGCGAGCACATGATCTTTATCAAAACCATGCACGGTAATCAGGTCGTCGATGATCTTGTCCGCGTGCCACTCGTCGTAGCCAATCGCCTCGATGTCGTAGATCTCCCTGGCCGCAAGGATGGCGTCGATCAGCTTCTGATGGTCCAGCCGAACGCCTGTCGTTGTCTGCAACCAGCCCTGGTCACGCCACACCAGATACGGCGCCCGGTCCTTCAGCGCCCGCTCCACGAGCGTGTCCTCGGGGCTCCAGATCTGCTGTAGCCACCGCCACGTCGGCCGGCCAGGTGACGGCGGAAACGCGAACGTGACCGCGCACAAGTCAATCTTCGACGCGAGGTCAATCCCCACAAAGCACCGCTCGTGGTGCAGCTCCGGGACATCGAGTGACCGCGGGTCGCCGCGCCACTCGCGCGACTGGCCCCGCTTCCACCCCTCAATCGACAGGCAGACCGACGTGGCGTTGACCCACACATTCAGCCGCTTCTGTTTAAATGTGGCCGCGGCGCTCGGCATGTGCTGCGCCTTCGTCGCCAACGCGCGCATGTCGTCAGGCTTGACCGAGACGTCCCAATTTGGATTCGCCTTCTGCCAGGTGCGCTCGTCGAGCCAGTCGTCGCCCTCATCCGCGTGCGCGATGAAACCGAAGAATGTCTCATCGACAATCACGCCATCGAGAATCTTGCAGGCATAGTCGTGCTGGTCGCCGCATGGCGAGACCGGGTCATCGCCGGCCGTCGTGATCTGGAAGAAGATCGGCTGTCGGCGCGCGCCAGTCGCCGTTTCCATGACGTCAATCAGACCGCGATCTTTATGTGCGTGGAACTCGTCCACGCACACGATGTGCGGATTCAGCCCGTCCGTTGAGTCATGGTCGGCGCCGAGCGGCTCGAGCTTCGAGGCGCTGGCCACGTTGTGCAAGTTCGCCACGCGAATGGCGATGCGCGTCTTCAGCCCAGACGACTGCACAAGCTTCTTGGCATCATTGAAGACGATCTTGGCCTGGTCGCGCTTCGTCGCGATCGTGTAGCCCTCGGCGCCGGGCTCGTCGTCGAAGAACGCGGCATAGAGCACCACGACCGCGGCCTCAAGGCTCTTCCCAGACTTTCGCGGCAGCTCGTTGTAGCTCGTGCGATACCGCCGCAGTCCAGTCTCCGTGTTCACCCACGCAAACAGCGACCCGAGCCGGAAGACCTGATGCGGCTGCAGCACAATCGGCTGGCCGGCCCACTCGCCCTTGTAGTGCTTCAACTGGCCAGCGAACCGCACGAACCGCTCGACGCGCGCCCAGTCGAACCGAAACGGAAACCCCGTCGTCGCCTCACGCGCCCGGTCGCTCAGATGCCGCTGACACGACAGCCGGTGATACTTACCGGCCAGCACGCGGCCCTCGACGACATCGAGGGCGTAGGTGTCAACAGGCGTTAGCGTCACACCTTCCCGCCCTGCAGCACCTGCAGCGGCGAGTCAAACTCGGCGAAGGGGTCCAGCGCCACCGGCACGAGAGACGGCTGCGCCTTTCCGAACGGCGAGATCGCGAAGTCCTTCGACCACACCCGCACGTCCTTCTCGAGCGCCAGCGCCTTCGGCACGAGCGGGTGAATCGTGAGAGGCATCCCCTCGCCCATCGTCAGCGTGTCGCCGTCCCGCTCCACCTGCGCCTGCCACCGCGCCAGCCGCACCACCGCGCCACACAGCCGCACGAAGCTCGCCGCCGTGCCAGCCGTCAGCGTGCCGGCCGCAATCGCATGCGGCGCCAGCTCGAGCCACACCGCCTGCTGCGCCAGTGGCATCCCCACCGGCATCACCACCGGAGCAGCCGGCACCACCGCCACCGTAGGCGCCGCGACACCACGCGCACCAGACACGAACGCCGCAATACGGTTTCTTGGTTTTGGCCCAGAACCAGCCCGCGCGCCACCACTTCCCATTGGATTCACTCCATTATTTTGGATATTTGAATAGGTTTGAATGGTAGCACGCGCCCCCCTGTCCCGTGCGCGTGCTACCA